TGTGTATTCTGCGGATTTAACATAAATCGAAATCGTTGTATCGCTTGAAATAGTGAATGCTTGATCAACATTGTGTGTATCGTTTGTAGTGCTATCTAAATATTTATCCGCATTCTGCGTTCCGTCGGGGCTTGTTGTGGCATTTGCCGTTATTGTGGCATTATATTTACTCCAATTCACATTATCAAACTGCTCACTATACAATGCCAAATTCGTCGACTGCTTCTCCAACAACAAACTTGG